TTAAATCTATTGGGGGACAAGAAAATATTGAGGTGATATTCAGTAGAGATTATACTGATGATGAAAAAGAAGCGATGGGATTACTAATTCATTTACAAAGAACGGACTTGGAAAAGTTTGAAGCAGTTGTAGGTCAGTTAAGAGGAGCCACATTAGAACAAGTTAAAAGGAGAAACCATAAAACAGCAACTCCATATTACTTGTATAAAAGAGTATTAAACGGAGAACCTAATAGGGATTTCTGTAATAGTATTGAAGGTAGATATTTCCGTAGATTTGAGATTGATTTATTAGATGGATTGAATACTCAATTCGGTCATAATAGACAACCATACTCAAAGTGGAATTACAAAGGAGGTCCAAATTGTAATCACGCCTTTTATCGTGTATTGGCTATTGGTAATAATGTTCGTGAGATTGGACCTGAACCAGGACTACCAGGAACCCCACCTATGAATATGCCAAACAACGGATATTATAGTGAGGAAACAAAAAGAAAAAGTGAAATCGCATATATCATATCTCAACAGAATATGAGTAAAATGGATTTTGAATTGATTGGAGATTTAACACCACTTGGTTATGTTCAAGGACTACCGATTTATGATGATGAACTTATAGCAACAGATGCGTCTTACGCTATTGGTTGTGGGGGGATTTATGAGAGTGTTATGTATGAAGGAAAACAAAGGTTTCAGGCTTGTTCTTACAAGGCAGAAAAGAAGGAAAAGGGTGATGCCTTATTCCGTGCTGTTGTTGAAAAGAAAATGATTTACACACCACTTATGGTGCCAAATATTTTAATTCCAAGATTAGATGAAATTACTGGTGAAAGATATTTTGTAAAGTTCTCACCTGAAACAATTGAAAAGATACAACAAAAGTTTATGATAGAACAAAGGCTTCGTGATACAAACTATGAACATACTGATATGAAGTTTCAGGACTTGGTAATGGTTGAGAGTTGGTTAGTAGATGGAGATAGTGATAAATCATATTCATTAGGATATACCGCACAACAAATACCAAAGGGAACCTGGATGGCAGGATACAAAGTGTTAGATACTGATGAAGGAAATGATGTTTGGAATAAATATATTAAGACAGGAAAGGTGAAAGGTGCGAGTGTAGAAGGAAACTTTTTACTAAACTTTTCCCGTTCAAATAATGATGAGTATTTATTAGAACAAATAATAAACATATTAAAAGAAATAAAATAAAAGATGAACGCAAAAGAAGCATTAGAACGCATATCTACCTTGTTAAATCTCAATTTTAAGGCTGAAAAGTTTTACACTACCAAATTGAAAGATGGTATGACTGAAATTACTAATAATAAAACAGAAGATTTTATGATTGGTGATGAGGTTTATATGGTAGGTGAAAGCACTTTGGCACCTGTATTAGAAGGTGATTACATTACTCGTGAGGGTATGATAATTAAAACCGATGAGATGGGTAAAATTGTTTCTATGGCAGCAGAGATGGAGGACGAAAATGACGCCACCGCTGAAATAGAAATAGAAATTGGAGATGAAAAAGAGGATATGATGAGCGCAGCAGAATTAACTGATGGAACAAAAATTGAAACCGATGAGACTGGTGATTTTAAGGTAGGACAAAAACTCTACGTTATTACAGAAGCCGGTGATAAAGTATCAGCACCTGAAGGAGAACACACAACCAAATCTGGTGTTGTAGTAGTAGTAGATGGTGAAGGATTTATCACAGGAGTAAAATACCCTGATAAAGATGGTGAAGGTTCTTTAAGTGAAATGAAAAAAATGAAAGAGGCTATGGCTGAAATGATTGGATTGATTAAAGACCTAAATGATTTTAGAGCAGATTTTAACAAAATGAAAACTGACTTTGAAACATTTAAGAAACAACCAGACAGAGAACCTGTAGTTAAAAAGTTCAGCACAACCTCTGCTGATAGATTAGATTGGAAATTGGAACTTATTAAGAGTTCAAGAGGAGTAAAAAAATAAAATAAAATAAAACAAAAAAATAATTAAAATGGAAAATAAAAAAACAACCAAAATGAACTTTAACTATGATTTGACGAACTTACCGACATATAATAGTTATGGAGACGAAATGCTTATCAAAGCGTTCTTGGGATTGACTTTGCCAAAGTATTCTATGGTGAAGCCTAATTTAAAGGGCACAACTGAAAAAGTAGGTTTCGTTACTGATGAAATCTTTTTACAAGACCTTTCTTGTGGATTTGACCCTTCTGGAACAACTACTCAAAATGTAGTTACGATTGACTTATGTAATAAGAAATTAAACCAACAACTTTGTCCTTATGACTTGTATGATACTTACTTATCTCAATACTTGAGTGATAGTAATTTCCACGAGAGCGTCCCATTTGAGGAAGTAATCTTAACAGACATTTCTAACAGAGTTGCTAATGAAATTGAAATCCAATTGTGGAGAAATACTACTGCGACTGGTGCTACTCAATATAACTCACAATGTTTTAATGGTGTTAAAACTTTGATTACATCAGGTAATGGTGCTACAGCAGTTGCTTACACTGCGGCTACTCCAACAAACGGATTAGATGTATTCACTACTTACTACCAAAATATCCCTCAAAACGTTTTACACAGAGACGATTTGGTAATCTATTGTGGATATGCTGACTATCGTGCGTTAGTTGCTTCTATGAGAAACTCAAGTTACGTCAATCTATTCAGTTTTGATGATAAGTCAGCGGCTGCGGGAGACACCTGGAGTGTAATGTTACCCGGAACTAATGTAAGAGTAATTCCTACACAAGGTTTAACAGGACAGAACTACGTATGTGCTGGTCCTGCTGGATACATTATGGTAGGTATGAATAACGAAATGATGACTATTCGTAGTATGTATGATATGTTCCAAGATGTGATTAAAATTAACCTTCACGCTACTTATGGCGTTGGTGTGTTCTCGGTTGATAGTTTCGTTGCTACAGCATAAACCAATTCTAATATAAAGATATAGATATGAGTTGTTTTATAGAGGAGGGATATACCCTTGATTGTCGTAATGCCTCAACAGGAGGTATTAAATCGCTTTGGATTTTGGGCAATAGTGGAAATACTATTTCAGGTTGGACTTCCAACGTGGATAATGAAATCACATCAATTTCAGGTGCTGGAACTTTCTACAAGTTTGAGTTAGTTAAACAGAGTTCGTCTCTTACAGAGGCGATAGCGGTAAACACTACAAGTCAATCAGTAGTATTTGAACCAACGCTGGTGATTAATTTACCGAAAATGGCTACTAATTTGAGAAACTTGTTCCAAAACTTAGTAAACCAGAATAACGTTTATGCGATTGTATTGGATAATAACGATAGATATTGGAGTTTCGCTTTCTCAAACGGAGGTCTAGTAACTGCGGGAACTTTACAAACAGGTCAGGCTTACGCTGACTTAAATGGTATTTCTGCTTTAACCATCGCTGGTGGAGAACCAAACGCAACACAAGAGATAGTTGTAACGACTACCCTTGCTGCTGTGATGAGTGGTATTTCAGTATCTGCTGAATAATACACAATAAATAAAAACCAAAGGGGGGTTAAAATCCCCCTTTATAGCCTTATATTAAAAAGAACAAAATGAAGTGGAACGGAAGGAATTATAGACCAGCAGGACAATACATCAGGCACTCAAAGAACAATAAAGAGTTTAACTTTGAGGACGCCTTAAAACCTCTTGGAGAAAAAGAGAGTAAAGGAAATATATGGGTGCCTGTGAAACAGGTTATTATGAACGTTCCACAAACAACATCATCAGTTCCTGTATCACCCACTCCTACTCCGTCAATTACCCCTACAAATACTCAAACGCCTACGCCGAGTATTACCCCAACACAGACGATTACACCGACTAACACGGGAACACCTACGCAGACCCCTACAAACACAGGGACACCTACAAATACACCTACCAATACAGGTAGTCCTACTCCTACTCCAAGTAATTTGGCATCAGGCACTACCGAAGCCAACGCTTATTTATCAGCAGTAGTATCGGCAGGTGGAACAGGTATTACACCTACAATATCAGCAGCCACAAGAACATTATTCACCTCACTTGTAAGTAATGGATTGTATAATAAGATAGTCGCTATGTATCCTATGTTAGGTGGTAATAGTGCTGGTTGTAAGTTCAACGCTAAAAATCCTGTTGATACAAACGCTGCTATGAGATTAACTTTCGCTGGTGGTTGGACTTTTAGTTCCAAAGGTGCATTACCAAATGGAACAAATGCTTTCGCAAACACTATGTTAGGATTTAATACTATTGTATCTGCTAATAACTGGCACTTATCTTTTTATTCACAAACATCAGGAACAAGTGCTGGTGTAGATATGGGAGTGGGTAGGAGTGATACAGCAGAAAGGTTGGCTGATTTACAATTACGAACAAATACAAATACCGCAATTTTTGATGCTACGACAACAGGTATTTTCGCTGGTAGAATAACAGCAACAGGTATTACAAGTGGAACAGGATATTATATTGGAAGCATTATAGCATCAAATAATAGAAGGTATTACAAAAATGGTAGTGAAATAGCATCATCTACATCTAATATTAGTAATACATTATCAACATTTTCATTATTTATTGGTGCTTTAAGTGATGAGTTCACACCAAATGTAAGTGCTTATAGTAATAAAGAGTGTAGTTTTTCTACAATAGGTAGTGGATTAACACCAGCAGAAATGACTACATTATCATCAATAGTGAATACTTGGGCTACAGCCATAGGTAGAAATACATATTAAAAATTATGAAAGTAGTATTATTAACAGAAACAGAAAAAGAGAGTTTAGAAGGACAATTAGTTCAGGTAGATTGGTATTTTAATCCAGTATTAGATTGTATCCAAAATTGGATTATATCAACAGAGGAGGTAGATAATTCTATTTATCCTCAAAATGATTGGATAAAATCATTACCTTTAATTGATTGGTGCGGACCATTTATTCCACCAGTTCCAACTCCAATACCATCTGGAACTACTGAAAGTTATTCAGGTAATACACTATAATTTATGTATAAGGTAGGAGATATAGCCTTTGATGAATATTATGTTAAAAGTGTTGAATTGGAATTAGACACTTGTGATTTAACAATAAAGGTGATATTTCATAAAGATAAAATTGAAAGAGAAAAACACTACAAGATAAAAACAGATTGTAATGTGGATATAAATAAGTTGATTGATAATTTAAGTGAGATATTAAAAAATGAGTAAGGTATTTTTAAGAAAACAATTTTCCAACTATCTTGGTGAGAACCGAGCATTAGATGATATTATTGTGCGTTTTATTCCTGATGGTGGAATTACTCCAACGCCTACTCCTGTTCCTCCTACTCCTACGCCGACCCCGTCAATTACTCCAAGTATCACACCTTCAGTTACTCCAACAAGGACTTTAACGCCTACGCCGACAATTACAAGCACACCAACAAACACCCCAAGTATTACACCTACAAGGACACCTGCTCCTGCTTGTGATATTACTTATACAGAATTACCATCACCAACCCCAAGTCCTACCCCTACTATCACCCCAACGGCAAGTCCTGGTCCTTCATTTGACCCTGATGCTGCCGCTTACTTATCTGCCGTTGTTGCTGCGGGTGGTAGTGTAACATCACCAATGTCTGCGGCAACAAACAATATGTTCTTGGCATTAAAGTCAAATGGATTATATAATAAATTAGATGTGTTCTATCCTATGATGGGGGCAACAGCAGCATCAACAGCATTAAACGCAATTAGAACAAATAGTGCGTTTGATATTACTTGGAATAATGTTGGTGATTTAAGTTTTACTATTTCAGGTGTAACCAATAATGGAACTGGTTATGGTAATACCAACTATAATCCAAATACTCAATCATCACCAACAAATACATCTTTTGGTTATTATATTGTTGGTGGAAATATTGGTGGAGGAAATGGTGAAGTATTCCCATTTGGTTCTTACGATGGAAACTTAAATATGTTATATCAAAATAGCGGAACAATAGAAATAGGAATATATGGTTGGTCTGTTGCTAATGATACAAGAGCATTATTTACCGCTAATACTGGTAGTAATTTCTTTAAGGGTTCTTGGATTGGAACATTTAATTCAACACCACTTAAATCAATTTATTACAACTATAGTGATTTAACTGATAGACAAACTTTAAGTGGCACTCCAATAGGTTCTCCAGCATTACCAAATCAACCATATTATATGTTTGTATTAAACTTAAATGGTAGTCCATATACAGGTCAATATTACACAGGTAGAAATCAATTCGCATTTATGGGTGATTATTTAACACCAGCAGAGGTTACAACTATTGATAGTATAATAAACGCATTCCAAACCTCATTAGGTAGAAATACATATTAAGATATGGCAACACAGATACAATTACAATCTACAAACTATAACGGACAAATAGCCGATATTACCTTCTATCCTTGTAGTGGTGGAACTATTAGTTTGGGTAATCAAACTATACCATATACTTACACAAATGATAATTATGAGGGAACTTATGATTTGTATTTTTCAGCGTTTAATCAAACTTGCCAATTAGTTATTACTTGCCTAACACCTACTCCAACGACCACCACAACGCCTACGATTACTCCTACCAATACACCAAGTATAACCCCAAGTATCACTCCTACAAATACAAATACTCCAAGTATTACTCCAACAAATACAAGCACACCGACTAACACTCCAAGTATAACCCCAACCATCACTCCAACAAATAATCCATTATGTCCCGAACAAGTTATAGTAATAGATAATGACCCGTTTGGTTTTGACTATAATGGAACTTATGATAGGTTATATTCATATACTGGTGGAACATTTATAGGTGGAACATTTGTAGGTAATGTATTTACACCTGGACCTTATTTTGGTAATCTATATGCTATTTATGGTCGTTTTGACGGAACATTTTATTACACTTTAATCTATAACACATTTAACCCATCGTATCTTGTTTATGTGAGTAATACCAATTATATTGTTAGTAATACTACATTTTTAGGAGCAACATTTTCAACAAATCAAACAATAACTGATGGTTCGGTGTTATATCCAAAAGCAGGTTTTAGAACACCGCCAGGAGTAAGTTTGGAGTATCCTATAAGTTGTCCTACTCCAACGCCAACGATTACCCCAACAAATACAAGCACACCTACTAATACTCCAAGTAGTAGTCCTTTACCACAATATAAACTACAAGCCGAAAACACCGACTTTATACAAACAGAAGGTGGAGACGATATAAACATAGAAAATTAAAAAATAATAAAATGGCAAATACGAAAATTAGTCAATTACCTTCTTATACTGGCACCGCTGCAGACATAAGATGGTTCGTAATGAATAACAGCGTTGAAACTGAAACTTACAAATATAGTGGTTATACAGGATTACTAATACCAGGAACTGGTGTTGATAGTATTGTATCATCATCTGCTTTAACACCTACTTATGGTCCTAACCCAATATCATCAGGTTTAGCGAGTATAGCAATAGGTAGTTCTAATACTGAAGCGTCCGCCAATTTCGCTTTGGCTCTTGGTTGGAATTGTAGAGCAACCGCTGGTGGTGCTATGGCACTTGGGGTATCAAACACCGCAAATGGAAACCAAGCCTGCGTTATAGGTTATGCTTCATCGGCAGGTGGAACAGATAGTTTCTGTGGTGGTGTTGAAAGTAATTCTGGTGGTTTTAGGTCTGTGGCTATTGGAAAATATGCTGCGGCTACAGGTGGTGAAAGTGTTGCGATTGGTAATGCTATATCAAGTGAAGCGAGTTATGGAACAACATTAGGGGGTATTCAACTTATTAGAAATAGTCAGTATAGTTCAATCGTAGGTGGTCGTAATCAAACAATTATTACTAATACATCATATAATAACATTTTTGGAGCAAGCGATAGTGATATTAGAACTAATAATGGTAGTGGTGGATTTAATAATATAATTGGTGGTAGATTAAATTACATTAGTGGAAATACAAGTGGAGCAACTTTAATAGGATTATCAGGTTATACTGATGCTAATATAAATGATTGTGCTTATGTAAATAATTTACAAGTATTAAGGACCCCTTCAACAAGAGTTCAACCAGTATCATCAGGAACAACCTTTACTTGTAATTTGGATAATGGTGCTAAATCACAATTTTACATTACAGGAACATCTACAATCAATATTACAAATGTTAGAGATGGTGCTTCATTTATGATTAAAACACAAACTGACGGAAACCACACTATGACTTGGACTGCTACAGGATACACATTTGTATTCACAGGTGGACTTAAAGACCCTGGAAACAATGTA